TTAGATGAAGATGCTCAAGATTCACAGTCAAATCGGATTAGAGAAGAGATCTTATTACAAACCTATGAGTAATTAAAATGACAACAATTACAGACGATCAACGTCACTTCACTGAAGCATTAATGCTTGCAATCGTAGCTCCTGATGATGAGAAATATGAAAAAGCTATGGGGTTAGCATCACAATTTGCTGAAACTTTATCTGAAGAAGATATCGAATACTCTAAAATGGGTATTGAAGTTTGTATGGATTACCTAAAGAGATTCTAATGAAACAGTATCAAATCACATTAAAGATTAAAACCGCTATCTTACCTAAAGATATCATATGGTTTGTAACACAAAAGCTAAAAGGTGTACTTCCTATTATATCAATTAACTATGAAGTAATTGAAGATAGAGATACATCAATTGAACATCATGGAGGAATTGATGATAACACCAAATTGGAAACATAACTCTGGTAAATATCTTAAACCAAAGCTAAAACCTGTCGCTATTAGACAATCTAAAGCACGATTAAAGGCGCTAATTAATAAATTAAAAAGTTAATTAGCGTTTTTTAGGTGATTCACAGTCAAATCACAGTCAGAATAACAAGGACGCATAGTAACTTTAACCATTCACAGTCACAATCTCATGGACGCACAACATTATCTAGTCACTTTACAAAGTGGACGCACATTCGTATTGAAATCAGGATACGATGTATACGAAACAGCTTATCAAGCTTATGATGAAGCATGTCTCATGGACGACTACCTAGTTAACGTTGAACCAATCGAATGAAGAAACCAAAGTATTATCCTAACAACTGGAAAGAGTTCAGTGATTCACCATCAGAACTATTCGAATCAATTGAATACGAAGAGTTCATGGACTGGAAGGTTGGTGGTTATGAAATACCATCATCTATAGCTGCTATTGTACGAGTAAGAGACTTAAATACTGGTAGAGTTAAAGAGCATGTTTACAAATACAAGCATGCAGCTAGAAACAAAACAAAGAAACTCATGGACTCAGGCAACAAAGAGATTACCATAGTTCAACGAGATACAGTACATTTTATTTATCCAAAGGAGAAAGAATATGACATCATCTTCGATGAGTGATTCTAATGGTATTACTAAAATACTTGAATACCAAAAGAAAGCACTAGAAGCTATTAAAAAGAGTCATCCACATAGAGATGAGATCATTAAATTACTAAATGAACAAGTAAACGACGATCTTTCACAGTCAAATGCCTACCCCTGCACAAATTGATGAACAAATTGAACTAGAAAGTTATCAAAAGTCTGAAGGACTCAGACGGATTAGAGATAACAACAATAAGTTAGAACAACAAAACTATGCATCAGCTACTATATATGGTATAACCTGTATAGAAGATTTAATCCCATTAACTATTAAACAAATAGAAGATACTAGATTACGTATTAAACGTGGTCAAACAGGTAAACATTTCAAGGAGATTAACACTTACTTAACTGATATAGAAGATGATGTTCTAGCTGTTATTGCTTGTAAACTTACTTTCGATAATGTCTTTGGTAAAAGACCTAACAGTAATTATGTAGTTAATGTAGCAGAATCTATTGGTAAAGCTATAGAATGTGAAGCAAAGATGCGTCATTATGAATCTAAAGCGCCAGGATTATTACATACATTAAAGGAGAATTACTGGCATAAATCATGTGGAACACAACAGAAAGTTGTAATAATACAAACATTAATGAATCGTTATGGTATTGAATCATGGAACTCATGGACTACAACAAATAGAGTTAAATTAGGTGGATGGTTATTAGATTGTATTATGGAATCAAGTGGTTGGTTCTTTAGAGGAACTAAACGACAAGGACATAAAACAATTATGGTAGTATATCCAACACCTGATTTCCTTAATATCAAGGACGATGTAATTGCAAAGTGTGAGATGTATTCACCACTTTCTTTACCTATGTTAATTGAACCTAATGACTGGAGTAATGAGAATCCAGGTGGATATCTTCTAAATGAAGTGAGGCAAGGTAATCCTATGGTTCGTGCAGGTTTTGAGCATGGACTTATACAGGGAGAGAAACCTATTGAATTCTTAAACAAGATTCAGAAGGTTGCTTATCGCTTAAACCCATTCACAGTCAAGGTTTCAGAGTATTTAGAAAGTAAAGGTATTAGTATAGGTAAGTTTATTCCTGTTATTAACCTACCTTTCCCTCCTAAACCTGTTGATATAGAGGAAAATAAAGAATCTCGTAAAGCTTATAGAAGAGCTGCTGCTGAGGTAATGAATAAGAATGCTGGTGCATTTAGACGTTCGTGCCGTACGAGAATGGTTATGGATATAGTTAAGAGATTCAAGGATAAAGAAAGGTATTACTTACCGTGGTCTTTTGATTACCGTGGTAGAACTTACCCTATTCCCTCATTCTTAACACCTCAAGATACCGATTGGTCTAAGTCATTGATAAGATTTGCTGATGAAGCACCAATGACAGAGAAAGCAGAAGAATGGTTAGCATTTCAAATTGCTACAACTTATGGTCTTGATAAAGATACATGGTATGATAGACAAGTTTGGGTTAAGAATAACCTAAGTCTAATATCTAAAATAGCTCAAGATCCTATAGATAGTATCCCTGATTGGGAGATAGCAGACGAACCGTTTCAATTCTTAGCTGCTTGCGATGAGTACTATCACTGCGTTATACTCAAAGACCGCAAGACTACAGGGCTATGTGTAGCAACCGACGCTACATGTAGTGGTCTTCAGATTCTAGCTGGATTAGCTAGGGACAAGCGGACAGCACAACTCGTCAATGTGTTGCCTTCTGATAGACCACAGGACGCATATCAGGTTATAGCTGAGTGTGCTAAACCTAATATACCACAAAAGCTACACTCTGTATGGGATAGGAAGTCAGTCAAAAGAACCGTCATGACTATACCTTACAATGCCAAACCTTTCTCTAATCGCTCATACATACGTGAAGCTTTAAAGGAGAAGGGAGTAGAAATAGATAAAGACGAATTAACTATAGTTGTTAATGCTGTCAGGGATGCTATGAATAAAGAATTCCCTGGACCAATGGCTGTAATGAAATGGATAGAAAAGGAAGTAACAAGGAAGATTATTAAGGATGCGGAATTGCTACAAGATAAGGCAATTACCTCAGTTTATTTAGATTGGTTAACTAATCACTGTTTTCGAATCGTACAACACTTACAAAAACGTGGTACTAAAACTGTACAGTTACATCTATTAGGTAAATGCCAAATAGAAGTAGCATATAACAAGAATGAACCATGCCTTAATAAACACAAAGCTGCTACAGCTCCTAATTTTATTCACAGTCTAGATGCTAATTTGCTCCATTATAGTGCATTACAATTTAAAGCACCTATAGCTTTAATACATGATAGTGTTCTATGTAGAGCAACCGATATGACTATGCTATCTTGTATAGTTAGAGAGAATTACGCAAAACTATTTAGTAAAAACATTTTAAAAGACTTTGCCACTGCAATAGAGGCAGAGACTGAACCACCGATCATAGGAGATTTAGAACCCTCCGAAGTGATTGACTCAACTTATTTTTTCTGTTAATGTACACACTATTTGATAGCTTCTTCGCCACTCCAAGAATAGTAGTGGTCTCTGAAGAGAGATTACAAGCTGCTGAAATGGAGCTGAAGCAACGAAAATTAAAAGATGTAGACGCTAAGATTGAAGAACTCAAGGCTTATCGTGAGACTCTAGTTAAAGAGCTTGCTCCTGCTAAGGAGACAACTGACAATGGCTAGAACTATACATACAACTGACAAACCAGTAACACTAGAAGGATTCCAAGCAGTACTAGCTCCTAGTAAGTTTGGCTATTCCTTATCGGCTATAGTTGATGGTAATACTATTGACAAGCTAGAAAATGAAAGGTCTGAAGTCCTTAAGTGGGCTGAGTCCAAGCTCAAGAATCCAAAAAGATCAACACTCAAGCCAGAACCTTGGGAAGAAGTATCTGATGGGCAATATAAAATAAAGTTCTCATGGTCTGAGGACAAACGTCCGCCTGTAGTAGACACAGAAGGAGTACCTGTAACCGATGTCAAAACACCATTATATGCAGGATCTACAGTTAAACTTGGCTTTTATCAGAAACCCTATATTCTACGGGATGGGGTTACCTATGGTAGCAGCCTTAAGTTGGTTGGTGTTCAAGTTGTCTCAGTAAAAGGTGAGGCAGGCGTAGACACTGGTGACTTAGACGCAGATGCGGTAGCTGAATTATTCGGTACTACATCAGGCTTCAAGACTGGTGATCCTAACGTAACACCTACCACCAATGACGAAGAAGAAGACTTCTAAAGAAGAATCACTTGAATGGGCTCAACAAGCCTATGATAAGTTAAAGAATAAAAAACCTATTAAATTTAGATCTGGTCTTGAAGAGAAGGTCGCTGATCTTCTTGAAGGACTAGGTGTATCATACCAATATGAATCTGAACGAGTTCCTTATACTATACAACACAATTACACTCCTGACTTTGCTCTCCCTAATCATGTACTACTTGAAACTAAAGGGTATTGGGACGCAGCAGACAGACGTAAAATCTTGGCAGTTAAAAAGGATAACCCGTACTTGGATTTAAGAATGGTGTTTCAATCTCCATTCAATAAGATAAGCAAGAAAAGTAAAACAACGTATGCTAAATGGTGTGACAAACACGACATCCCATGGACTGCATACCATAATATTCCACTCGAATGGTTGATCTAACCAACGAATTCGTAAGGCATATACCTTGCGAGAATTGTGGCTCATCAGATGCAAACTCTTTGTATTCTGATGGGCATACATACTGTTTTGTCTGTCACAATAGAACAGGCGACAATGATGTTATTCACAGTCAAAGAATGACTAAAACTGTACACCTTACTGGCTCAGCCGAACGGTTGCATAAAAGAAATATATCTGAGAAGACTAATCAGTTCTTCCAAATTTACAGGGACGGAGATGTGTTACGGTTTCCTTACTATGATGAATCAGGTATATTATTAGGTGTTAAAACCAAAACAAAGAAGAAAGATTTCCGCTATGAAGGAGTTTCCACTGATACCTTATTCGCTCAGCATAGGTTTCCTAATACTGGTAAACGTATTGTTGTTACTGAAGGTGAACTAGATGCAGCATCGTGTTATGAAGCTATGCCAGGATGGCCTATGGTTTCCTTACCACATGGCGCTGCTAGTGCGAAGAAAGATATACAAAAGCAAATTCCATTGTTCCAAGGTTATGAAGAGATTGTATTATTCTTCGATGGAGATGACGCAGGGCGTAAGGCGGCTGA